CTAGCTACTACTAAACATATTAGTGATTAACCCAAGACTAATCATAATAAAAAAATAGAGGATCATCAGATAGATCCCTAAATAGGCGAATAACGGCAATAAGGTAAATTGCAACGCCGTGCCGATCGTACCATAGAGCCAATCGGTCTCCTTATAGTTAACCGCAGCTGTCAAGAGATACATAAGCAGGCCGATCCCCATCACCACAAGACCATTCAAGGTCTCCCGATTAACCTCTAATCCTAAAAACTCACTTCCCGTCCCGGTCAATGAGGATTGATACCACTTCAATCCGCCATAAAATATGGCAGCACCTATTCCCAAGAAACCCGTCGCTCCTAAGGTGAGAAATTGATAACCAAACTCATCTTCACAATGTTGATTAAAGAGATAGATTGTAAGCTCGTAAAATTTTTGGCACGTTTTCACAATTTGATTGGCATAGACAATTTATGAAGATTGTAACAGATTTGGCACAAATTAAGCCCTGAATGCAGGGCTTTTTTATTGCGTTTAAACAGTGGTTAAATGCTGTTTAAAGTTTGGAGAAGTCGAGGACGATTTGTCTATATTTACCTAATTCATCTTTTTTATAGATACGAATGTATTCACTGGAACCAATAATTTTGATTGAATCGTTAATAGCATCCATCGCTTTTAACCATTTTTCGTCTTTAATATCGAGGGATCTTAAGCTTAAGACATTACGAACGTTAATAGATCCTTCTTTATCGACACTGAATGCTCGGTTAATAAGCGCCATGATTTCATCAGATGCACCATTAGACCAACTGAGAATGCACTCATCAATGAGCTGTTTGGCGATTGCTAAACGATTATTAAAGTTAATATGATCAGCAACTGAATACTGAATGCGATACTCGCCGTTAAATGCATATAGGGATGCACCACCTTTAGAGCCTTGAATAACCGTATCATACTCGGTAGCGCTGAGTTCGATGAACTCTCTCACTTCATTGAAGATCTTCCCTTTAAACTCAATCCCTGCCTGTTGGTACTCTTCAGCCAAGACGACAAGCTTGCGAACTGTCTGATCTTCAAACTTATCGAGTTCTTTTACTGCTGATTCTGGAACAAGATTCCCTTTGGGATCTTTCCAATATCTTTTACCGTCTAAGATAACGATATGATTCATAATTATTTCCTTTTTATCTATTCACTGATAATATAAATTTGGGTTTTTATTTAACTTTTATAAGTGATCTATAGAGGCGTAGCTTTAGGCGCTTTTTCTTGCTATTAATTCTTTAAGTGCAGCGCTGTTCTTCTTCGCCATATTTCGCTTAATAGTCGGATCTATCGGGCGCTTTCCAGTTGTTAATGTTGTTAGACTATTGATCCAAGAGCCTAGCTCCATCAGCGCTAAATTAGAAATGAACTCTGTATCTAGCCCTGATTTTGCTAATGTGAAGATAGCTATTTGAGTCCATTCCCGGCGCTCTCTTAATGTTGATTGCTGGGTACTACTCTTTGTTATTGGGTAGGCTCTGAGCGCTTTTTTCTTAAATTCATCTCCGCATCTAATAAGATCGTAAACTCTTCAGAAGCTAGATTTAAGATCTCATCTACGGTAAGTTTCTGGCCACCCACTCTTAATGTTTCCGATAGTGTTACAGCTCTTTCAATTGTAAAACGCTCGGTTTCGGGTAATTCATCGAGATTGGGATATTCACTTAAGAGGATATTGAGAGTATTCATCTCTCCTCTGATCGTTAATAAGCACAACTCAAAGTCATAATGAAGATTGCCATCTTTATCTGCATAGCCGTAGAGTAGCTTTCCTGTTTCTTTTAAATTACTCATTGATCTCTCCAAATGCGAAACCTGTGACTGATACTGTTGCTTCACCTTCTGCACTAGATGATTCTGCGGTTGTTTCTACTGCAAAATCCCGCAATGTTTTACGGCGTGAAGGATTATCTAATGGCCAATAGGTGAACTTGCTTGCTGTGATGCTTGCCCAGTTAATATCCTGACTACCGTCGATGAGGATAGGAACATCAAAATTCAGATCAAACGTTGCAATACCTTTGGCGTATCCGAGAGAACGGCCTTTCGAGTTCATCGTATTGACTCTTCTTCGACCTGTGTTTACATCATATTTGAAATTGATCGCCTCAATCTCAACTCCATCAATCTCTATAACAACCGAGCCCACGTAACGTGCGTTCTTAGACATCTCTAATCTCCTCTTGATTACAATTCAATAACGCCATCATAGATAGATATAAGAAGCACGAGAGCCTGCGGGGCTTCAGTATTTTAGGAGGGCTTATCAGATTCTCCAGCAGGTGTTGGATGCGTATGATTATTAAAGCTTTTACCGGCAACGATCACATCATCATCTGCGGTTACTTTCGATTTCACATCTAACGGCATATTAATAGTAGCTGTTGCGCCTGAAGCACCGCCTCCACCTGCATTCAATGCACCATTGAGATTAATTACAGGTGCTGTAATCGTTGTAGATTGAGTTGCGTTAAGCTCGATATCATCAGCAGTTCCAGTGATCTTTGTTGCTTTGAGATTGATCTCTTTGGCATTAATATCGATAATGTTTCCTTCCTTTAGTACAACAGTAGAGCCAAAAGAGCTATATAGCGCTACTTCACCAGGTTTCAGAGCTGCTAGCCGATAGTTACCATTCTCTGTTGCAATAATTACTGAATGACTTGTAAGCCCATTGAGTGGCACAACAATCACATTTGTGCCGGCCGGAGGATTAGAGGTAAAGCCAAAGTGTTGATAGAGCTCCACATCTTGCAGCGTTTCATCCGATAAGCCTGATACTTGATGTCTTTGGATACCAGCACTGCTATCGCTACTATTGAGAATCCCACGGAATGGAGATCTGATATTATTAAGAAGCTTCTGTACTTCCTGTTTTATTCTATTAAGCATAGTTTATCCTTTAGTTGGTGTAATCACTGCTAGCTCTTTCTTCTGTTTTTTACCTTTTCTTGAGCGTGCTTTTGATGCTCCCGGCGAATCTGGCAACCAAACGCCATCCTCTTTAAGTTCTAAAATAGTGATCCTTCCTTGGCTTCGAGATGATTGGAATCTCCTCGACATCACAAAAAAGACACGATCGATACCGAATACATCACTCTCTAAATGGACTCGTTGGCCATTCTCCCAAAGAATTCCAAGATCTGTATAATGCCCAGGGACTGTTGCTCTGATCGTTAATCCTTCTAATTGCACATCTGCAAGCCACTTCTTCGCGGCTTTCTCTAGCGCTTTTTGATTCTCAACATTCCCTAGAATAATCGTTCTTTTCTTCTCAAATTGAGCGGTTTCATCTTTATGAACATACTTAAGATCATGCTTAGCACTATCTGTTTTACGGCCGTGAGATTGTCCTAAGAATGTTACTTCACTATAACGATTCGCCGCAGATTGCTGCATTATTAGCTCAGTAACATTATTAAGATGGCCATTGTAATTTAAGATCAATTTCGCTACTGGTGGCGTAGTATAGTCGGCTTCTCCCACAACTAAAGTGCCATCCGCTTTAAACCAGGCGTGCATGCCGGCGCTATTAACTAAGCGTTTTACTGCTTCCCAAGCATTCATTCCGGGTTCGAGCTCTGTCTTATCAAAAGCAATATCTTCCTTGCCTTTGAACTCAATCTTGTCAATTCCTAAGGGATTAACGATCTTTTCAATCGATTCTTTAAGTGTTAAGCCAACAAAACTCGTGATCTCCGCATCGCAATCGACTAAGATCGCACCTTTATCGCGGCCATTGATGCTAAAAGAGTGATTAAATTTTGTCAGGGAGTGTTCGATACGATCGATAAATCCTGTAAGAATGAGCTTTCCATCAATCCTTACTGTGCAAGTCGCACCCTCATTAATGAGTGGAACAATCGTGCCATCTGGGATACCAATGCGCATACTGAAAGCATCTGCCGGCGTTTCAAAACTATTTTCAATATCGTACTCTTGCCATTTATCGTGTGTTAAACCATCGATTTCTACGGCGATGACACTATCTTTAATCATCCAATTCGGCCTATTATTCAGAATAAGCATTTAATAGCGCTCCTTGTTGAATAAAACTAGAATGAATAATCTGAGGATTAAGCTGTAATAGCTCTTTAAAACGATAACGATCCTGATAAAGATCAAAAGCGATCTGTTGTAATGTTCCAGATATAGGTGCTGGGATCACGATTAAGGGTGGCCTTTTAGCGATATAACTGACAGCTAAGCGCTTTAAATAGTGTTGAATATCTCTTAAAGATTGCACCATGATATAAACCTCATCGGGATTATTCACCGCTCCACGAATAGCTTCAATTGTTGATGCAGTGAGAGTTCTTGCGTGATTAACGATATTCTCTATCTCAATGACAGATAGACGATCTTCAGAGATAATCTCCGTAATCTTTATAATGTAAACAGCGTTTAATAGCGCTTTAAACATGATATTAATCTCAGTAACATCTCCAATGGCAATCGGCACACCGAGATCTAAACGGCTATCACCTTTCCCGATTTTGATCGGGAGAGCCTCAAGCACATCGATCGATGTTTGCAATGCATTAAGCTCCACATTAGGTAGAGCACTATTACGGATCGTACTGTTATCAATGTAAGTCGTGATGCCTTCTGATAGCTTGGTGACGATCTCATTATCAAAGCCTGATTCTGCATATTTACCGCTATTTGAAGCGAAAAGAAGTTCATTATCGCCACGCGCTAATCTCTGAATCTCATAGTTAAGATTAATAAGTGATGCTTCAATCGCTCGAGCACGGGCACGATAGGATTTAACTTCATTGATTGAGGTTCTAAAAGCGCTAAAGTAGTCTGTTGCCAATGCAATGAGGTTTTCTGCTTGATTGAATAGACTATCAATCACAGAGAAGATTGAGCTTAGCGAGAAGATTGGTAATTCGTTGATCGATTTACGAAAAGTGATTGAGAAGCGAACATAGTCAATATTCTCCGCTTCGTGTGTAAAGTGATAACTTGATGGGTGCATGTTTGGTATTCTGCCACGTACTGGATGCACCAATGTTCCACCACCTTTGGTGGCCAGAGCTTTGAGAAGTTGATTAAAGCGAAATTCATAATCATTTCCCCAAAAGACCGCTGTAAGTGTTACCTCTTCCGCATCATTGCCGAGATCTTCGATATCTGCACCATCTTTATATGCATATTGATGTAGTACGAGTGCTTTCGTATTTGAATCATCGATATCTTTCACATCAAAAGGGATACCGCGATAAGATGCTGTTTGTAAGTTATTACGCCAGGACATTAGTAGTTACTCCCTCGATTCATTCGATCAATCGTATGCTGTTCAACAATCTCCATCACCTGCCGACCATCAATTTCACCGTTTACGTGAAGCTCAATAATGGTTGGTCGACTATTGATCTCATTATGCTGTTGCTTAATTTGCTCCAGATTCTGTTTTACAAGGTTCATGATTTCACCACCAATAATTAGAGGCTGATAATCGGGATTCTTTGCTACTTTAGGCAGTGAAGAAATAACAGGCATAGATTGCTCTTTTATTAATTTGTTATAATTATCCATTACCTGTCCAATAGGTAAGTGATCCCAATTTACGCCCTGATTTTCATCTTTTGTAAAGTGATGATATTCATGAGTTTGTATTCCTTCATGAATTTGGTTAATGGTTGTTTCTGATTTATCAATATTTTGGGTTTCTTCAATCGACTCTAAATAAGTATCATGATTTTCTATGTGGTTATCGATACTCTTTGTAATAGCTTCTTCAGGCAAATCCTCCCATCGCTGCTCTCTATCAGGAGTAGGCTTATCTGTTACAAGAGCTTCTGAATAGTGATATTCAGAGTTTTGATTAATCACTGTTTTTGAATTATCAATATCATTTTTTTTAATTAGCTCTGAATATGGGGCAGATTTATCTTCACGATTATCGGTATTGCTTGTAAAATCTTCTTCCGTCCGCTCTTTTAATAGTGGCTCTCTAAAATAAAGTTCACCAATTACAGGTACCTCACCGGGATGAAATGGAGTTTCTGTAGATTCTGCCGGTTTTTCATCACCAAGCCCAAAAGCATTCACGAAGCTTTTAAAAGCCTCAGAAAAGGGCGTTAAAGCAGTATCTACAATCGGTTTGATTGTTTTTTCATAACCTGTTTCAGTAATCTCATGAGCCGCATCTGGCGTAAAACCCCCATGCTTATCGACAATATTACCAATATCATCTTTTGAGCCTTCATATAGCGCGTATGCTTCAGCAATGAGGGGAGCTCTTTGAAATCCCCAGCGCAGAGCCCCCATTGCTAATCCGGGTAATCTTAAATTATTAGTATTGGCTGGGGCTGGCGGACGACCGGGAGATGAAGAGGGCCCAGGTGCTGGTGGTCTCGCTCCCCCTGGCGAGGTTGTTGGAGGTCTTCCCCAAGGCAGTCCTCCTCCACCTTTACCTAATACTTTACTAAGTAGCGCCATTCCAGCGGCAGCTGTTCCAAGAGTAATCAACGCATCTCTTGCTAAAATGATCGACTTCGTTAATTCTGGATATTCAGAACCATAAGCTTCTAACTTTTCTAATAAAGAAGCATAAGCATCTGCAACAGGACGGTAAGCATCCATTTCTCGCCATTCTTGGTTATTTATTGCCATATCAGCCTTAAACTTGTTTTGCGATGAGACGACTTGGTGAGAGACATTTACAGCCCCTAATGCATCCTCCAGTTCTTTTGTTAACTCTTCTCCATATTCCTGATTCAACCTAACAGCAAGGAAGCCCATAAGAGCCTGCTTATTTCCCAGTATTTGAGAAATTTTAGATGATTCAAGAATGGTCATTAACTGCTGTAATTTAGCTTCTCTTTCTGCACCATCTACAGACAGGATCTCTTTTTCGAGTTTTTGATATTCCGCATCTTGGGCAATATATTTATCCATAATCCCCATAAAGGCTTGGACAGGACTTAAGCCTGCATCCACACCTGCCATCATGCTTTTAGCGAGATCAATCCCTTTTTTATTTCCTTCCTTATAGTCACTATTAGCAAGAGCATTGTTGGTACTGGAATCAAGCAGTGCGAGTAAGAAAGAATCAACATAGTTACCTGCTTGGTCATTCGTACCCGCTACTACAGCGGCTTGCTCATTCATCACCAGTATTTCCCGGTAGTGATCCATTCCACGCATACCTCGAGATGATGCAGAAGCTAATTGTTGCGGAAGCCATTTAGACATATCTCCAAGCTCAAAAGAACCACCTTGACCGGCTTTCAATGCCATATCAAGTGCTAATGGGATCTCATCAATCGCTAACTTCATACTCTGCATAAGCGCATTGACTACCATCGAGATATCCTCAGTTGATGAACCAGTTGCTACCGCTGTTTTTTGGATCGTTGGCATTAATTCGGCGACTTCGTCATAACTTAAAGTACCGAAAGAGAGCATTTTATTAATACCGGCCAAAGCATCTTCTTTACTACCACCTTGCTGAATTGTTTGAAATACTAATTCTCGGATATCTTTAGCGCCTTCTATTCGCCCTTCAGCATCTCGATCGGAGAAAGCAGTATTAGCGGCATTAGCCACTTCATAATCAAAATCTAAAGTCTTTTTCACAGGCTCTTTTGCGAGGTTATAACCGACTGTAGCACCGGCGGCAATTCCTCCACCAATCCTGGCAAGATTATTAAAAGCACCGGATAATTTACTGGTTTTACCCATTTCTGCATTGAGTTCCCGGACACGATTCGTCATTGCTTGGTAAGCCCGGCGCTGTTCATTCGCACTAGAGAAGCCTGCACGAGCTAAACGATTGTAAGATGCTTCTGTGCGCTTAATTTCGCGCTGTATATCGCTTTCTGCGCGAATACTTAAGTTTCTCCGGGCATCGGAAAAGCGCTTATAGCTTTGAGCTCGTTTCGTTTCACCACGCTCCATCTCCGCCATTGCTTTTTTAATTCCGCTCGTGGCTTGATCTTTAACGGTAAGCGCAACATGATATTTAAGATTTTTAGACATATAAAAAGCCCTAATAAATGGATATTAGGGCTAGTTTAAACACTGTTTAAATACAGGGAATGATGTGGGGTTTCAGGGATATTACTTTGAAGGAGTTATTACTACACCTCTATATTCATCTTTAGGACCTTCAAAGATTTCGCGCAAACATGCAGGAAGGCTTTTATCGTACTGATCTCTATACGACATCCAGGTCTCATGTAATCTACCTATTTTATTGAGTGTCCCCATATCATCTTTACCATTCTTACGGGCATTATAGATATCATAAACCATATCAAATCGCGCACCATATTGGTTAGATAACATCTGTATCGTAGCGTAACAAGAAGCGAATGGAGATCCAAAAGGACTACCAATAATTTCATCTGATTGATTACTTAACTTATTAAGCTCTCTTCTCAATACTATTGCACTTTGCATATCTATACCATTCTCATAATCATTTAGCACTTGAGTTGATGTAGATAACTTCTCTTGGGCTGTTACTAATATGGTGTAAATCTCAACTTTTTTACGATCATACTCATTCTTTTGACTTTCATTCGCTAAAGCCAAAGCAGTAATGATCAATATTATGGAAAGAAATAGCCTCTTCATTAATCCACCTCTGTTTTATGAAAGTATATTTTGATAATATTTAAATTTTAATAGAGAAATAAATATAACATTTTGAAAGTGAGGTGAATATGGAAATTAAAGGTAGTGGTGATATTAAAGTTGCTGATGAAGTCAATGTATCAGCAGTCAATATTTCTGGGATTAAACTAAGTGACTTAATAAACCCTACAGCAAAAGGGTTCAATAAAGTTTTTAATATTTTGTTTGGGAAAAAGTACGCCAAACAAATAAGACATATTTTATTATCACAAGCACAAACAGAACAAGATATTAAGTTAATTGAAGCAGGACAAGCATTCTATAATCTCGAAGACAAAAAAATTGAGGTAAAAAATAGCTCTCAGGAAGAAATTAAAGAATTAATAGTTGCTTCATTTCAAGAAGAAGAGGTTATCAATACAATTAAATGTTTGGCAGCAGCTACAGAGCATGTTCATAGTGATATTGATGATGAAACTACAATCTCACAAACTTTTGTTAATAAATGGAGAGATGAGGCAAAGCTTCTTGCTGATGAAGATCTTCAACATATTTGGGGGAGAATACTAGCTGAAGAGGTAAACTCGCCTAATACTGTTAGCCTAAGAACTTTAGATGTTATTAAGAATATTTCTCCAGAAGAAGCCAAATTTATCAGCCATATTTCTAATTATGTCGCATTTGGGCAATATTTAATGGTTCCTCAACATGACAATGAATGGCTTGCAGATCCCCAGCAACTGCTGTTATCTAGTGATGCTAACTATGTTGATATTTCTAATTTATATATGTCGAGTGGTTTTCAGTGGCCGACACAAACGTGTATTTTTGATGATAAAGAACGAGAGTGCTACATTCTAGATACGCCCCTATATACTTTTGTTATTCTTGTAGATGATGCTTCCGAACCACCTGTAACATCAGTCTGGAATGTGAGCCTTGCAGGTCAGAATCTAAGTAATATCATAGAGCATGAAGATAACGAACAGAAGATATTACGTAATCTTTTAAAGATAATTGCCCCAACCGTTAAAAAATCTGGTCTTGATACTATCCATTTCAGTTGTAAAAAACCAACATATGGACCACTTATGAGTTATAGTTATCAATAGACTAAAGCTCCCATTTGGGAGCTTTCTTATATCTTGGCATTATCTAAAAATTATTCAGTTTCTTCGAGAACTTGAATATCACGATATAACTGCGTTGATTCGTCATATAATTGCTGAAGCTTTGCTTCCTCATCTTCATTACGATCCCTGATTCGTTCTAAGCGAGAGATATCTCGTTCTAATATTTCGAGATCATCGTGTAACGATTGAATTTTTCGTTGTTTTTCTTCTTTCAAATGCTCTTGATAAAGCTCATTATCAACGACCCATGATTCCGTTTTTTGATCCCAAACTTCGTAATATTTTCCTTGCTCTACGTTGATCGGCAAACCCTTCTTGTTCGGTTTAATTGCTTTACCCTCTGATTGAGCGTTGAAAAGTTCTGTATGTTTTTCTTCTGTAATTTGAACCGAATCTGCCGGAGCAGAAACAGGGTAAAATGAATTTGTTGTTGCTGAATATAGATAAAACTGCTTCATTATTTCTCCTTTAATAGCCTATAGCGAACCATGTAAAACCGCGAGCATCTCTAACACCTCCACCTTCATTCTGTAAGTCAACTAGCATCCCTGTTTTATCTATTTTTACTAAGTTGGCCCAAGCATCTGCGTAATAACCTCCTAAAGATTTTCTTGTTACTTGCGCATTCAGCGGTATATTAAAAGCAATCGGAAACTTAACTTGAACATCTATCTCTCCTGGATATTTTTCATAATCAACTGTGCCCCACTGATAAATCACACCTGTCGCACCACATTTCCACCAACCATTCCTTCCTTTTGATGCTGTATTTATCTTGATTTTTGAATTGACACTATTCACTAACGCTTGACTCGCAACAAGTATTTTCGAGTCACCCAATGATGATGTCATATTCCTGATTGCTGAGTTACCCAATCCTAGATTCACTCTAGCTGTTGCTTTATTGGTTAAATCTTTCAAGTTCTGTGCTTTTACTAATGCACCATCAGCTGTTTTTTGGGCTGTAGTTGCTTTCGTATTAACGTCATTTACTACTTTTTGAGATACTGTTTTATTCGTAGATGTCCCTAAGTTGTTTAAAATATCTGATGTATCTAGTAACTCAATCCACTTATCCCATTTTCCACCGTAATTATTTCTTGTGAATATTCGCTGTCCTTGATTATATGTAATATATAATTGAGTGATACCTGCTGATTCTAAAACAAATAAAGTTCCTGCAAGTTTGACTGGATAATGACGTTCAGCAAGCGCATTTGCGTTAGCTGTTTGATGATAGATACCGGCGTG